GGTTGAGGCAACCCCGTGGGTGAGCATTACCGCATTAGGCTTTAATCGCTCGAGCATTGACATACCGATAACAAACCAACACAACCGAGGTAAACCCGACATGAGCAGCTACCAGCACCACCGAGAGCAAGGCGCTTGCGCCGCGCTAGCACAAGCCGTAGGCGCGTGAGCAATGGCCACAACAAACAACAGTAAACAACGCAATCAAAAAGAATTCAAACACAACAGGCTAAAGGTGCTTGACAACGGCAACGCCGTGTGCCATTGGTGCGGAGTAAACCAAGCAACCGAAGCAGACCACCTAGAACCCACAGACAACGGCGGCACAAACGCAATGGATAACCTTGTGCCGGCATGCAAACCGTGCAACGCAAGACGCGGCCAACAATACGCACAACAAAAACAACGCGCTAAAACCCTTACACCACAAGGATTTGCGGAACCCGTTTTTTTACAAACGCAAGCGAAGCCCCCGCAAGCTCTAATTCCTATATTTTTTGGAAACCAGCCCGAACCAGCTCTAACCGGCAGATACCAACCGAGACTAGAAACAACTACGCACGTTGGCAGCCAATCACGCGCAACCGAAATTGGGGAGTTTGCAGAGAGGGTGCTAGGGCTACCGCTTATGGCGTGGCAGCTGCATTGTCTAGAGGGTTTGACCGCTTTCGACGACGTTGGTAAGTGGTTACACCGTGTAGGGCTAATAAGTGTGGCCCGGCAAAACGGCAAGAGCCTTTTAAGTAGCGCGGTTATCGGGCATTGGCTTACTAAAGAGGCCGAGCACCGAGGCCAGCCGCAAACAATAATTAGCGTTAGTCACAAGTTGGATTTAACGGCCGCGCAATTCAGTTACTTGGCGCCAATCCTCGAAGCCAAATTTGGGGCCGAAGTTTCGTGGTCATACGGCCGCCAAAAGTTAACAATGCCGAATGGCAGCGTGTGGCATATTCGAGCAGCTACCCCGGCAGCCGGTCACGGTTACAGCGCCGACCTAATCACCGCCGACGAGGTATGGCAAATTTCCGAGGCCGCTATAGACGACGGTTTACTACCGTCTCAACGTGCACGTAAAAACCCGTTGTGTTTACTTGTGAGCACGGCTGGTACGCAAGAAAGCACCGCGCTATTACGTTGGCGTGACCAAGGGCTAAGGGCTATAGATAGCGGCAAACAAACCACGTTGTACTTTGCCGAATTTAGCCCTAGCCCACAACTAGACCCAATGACGCCCGAGGCATGGGAGTACGCAAACCCCGCACTAGCTGGCGGCCTCATTGACCTAGACGTAATTGAGGGCGAAGCGCTCGGCCCAAACCGCTCGGCGTTTCTTAGAGCGTCCGTCAACCTTTGGCAGGCTGTAACAACAGGCTGGCTAGAAATAGGCGTCTTTGACGCTTGCAAAACCGATACCCCGCCACCCCCCGGCGGAGTGTTGGCTATCGAAAGCTCAACCGACGAAGCCCGCTATACCGCCGTACGCGCCGTACAAGCTGGCAACAAAACACACGTAACCGTAGCGTTTACCGCTAACAGCGTTGCCGAAATGTGGCGGCTAGTTGACATAGAAATAGAAAACAACCCCGGGCTACGCCTAGCAATAATCCCCGCGCTAGAGGTAAGTTGCCCGCCCGCGCTCGAGCGTCGCCGCACCATAGTTGGCTACCGTGAGCTACTGAAATGGACGGCCGCTGTGCGCTCAATGATTGTAGAAAACCGTTTACAACACAACGGCGAATTACTACTTACACAACATTGCGCCCGAGCCGTTTTAATTAAACACAACGGGAGTGTTGCTTTATCCACGTCGCGTAGCCCGGGCCCTATCGAGGCAGCGCGTTGTATGGTATGGGCCGCCGCCATGGCAAGCCGCCCGCAACTTGTCGGTAAACCAATGATTATGGGCGCTAACCGCTAAAGTTTGTTTGGCGCTCGCTGGCCTTGCTTTCCGTCGGGGATTGCTCGCCGCCAGCGAGTGCCACCATTAGCCGCCTAAATATGGCACACTAAACGCATGGCTATTTTTACGCGCAAACCTGAACCAGCAACCGTTGTTAAAGCCGCTGCCGGTAGCAACGCTGGCGCCTCACAAATTGGCAACTTTTTTGCGTACACCGACGGCGTAAACCGTAGCCGCTTTATGCAAGTGCCAACTATTAGCCGTAGCCGCGATTTAATGGCAAGCCTTGTTGGCTGTCTGCCGCTTGTCATGTATAAAGAAATGTGGAACGGCGACGAAATGGAAAAAGTGCCCGAGGCGCCGCGCTCATGGCTACGACGCATTGACAAAGGCGTAACAAACAACTTTATACTTTCGTGGACATTTGACGATTTATTTTTTTATGGTAGAGCTTTTTGGTATTGTGTTGAGCGCTCGGCCGATGGCTACCCAATGTCGTTTACACGTCTACCCGCTGCAATGGTCACAACACAAGACCAAGCACAAGGTACTGGCGTATGGTTCGGCCCGTCTAAACAAATTTTGTTTCAAGGCTTACCAATCCGTTACGAGGATTGCGTACAATTTTTGAGCCCAATTCAAGGTTTGATTTATACCGGCGCAACGTCAGTGGACACCGCGTTAAAGCTTGAGCAGGCCCGCAACAGAAACTCGAGCTCGCTACAGCCAGCCGTAACGCTTAGGCAGACTGGCGGCGAGCCTATGAGCCCGCAAGAGTTAAGCGACTTGGCAGCGGCCTACGACTCGGCGCGTTACGCGTCGGCCACGTGTGCCGTAAACGAATTTGTAGAGGTAATACCTAACAATGCAACGCCCGACAAAATGTTGCTTATTGACGCCGCCGAATACCAAGCAAAAGAAATTGCGCGCATTGCAAACGTCCCCGCTTATTTAGTTTCGGTATCTATCGGTAATTATTCATACGTCTCATCAAGTGAGGCCAGCCGTGACCTTTATACCTTTGGGGTTAAGCCATACATAGATTGCATACAAGAAACACTAAGCGCGGATAACGTGCTACCACGTGGCACGGGTGTTATGTTTGACATCGAAAGCTATTTAGAAAACCAATACCAAGACAGCGCCGAAAACATGCCGGACATGGCAAACGAGGTAAACAATGCTTAGGTTAATCCCACAAGAATTAAATTTAGACGCCGCTAAAGGTGACGCGCTGCCACGTAGAACCCTTGCCGGTGTCGCCCTACAATACGGCGTAGAGGCCGTCGTATCGGACGGGCAAAAAGTACGGTTTGAGCAGGGCTCACTACCGCTCGAGGGCAAAAAACCCAAAATGTATCTCAACCATGACAGCACTAGTCCAATCGGCTTGGTCACGGCTAGAGAGTTGGTGGGCGATACCGTCATGTTTGAAGCCAAGATAAGCGAAACAACGCTAGGCAACGAGGCGCTAGAGCTTGCAAAAGACGGCGTTTTGGACAGCGTAAGCGTAGGCATTTTGCCCGTCGAATTTAGTTTTGACGAGGCCGGCACCATGGTTGTAACTAAGGCCGATTGGCAAGAGCTCAGTTTGCTGCCCTATGGCGCATTTGAGGCGGCCAAGGTGCAGCGCGTCGCGGCGAGTATCCACCAAGAGCCCGAACAAATAGAGTTAAATAATACACAAGACGAAAACGAGGAGTTAACCGAAATGGAAAAGACCGTAGAAACACCAGCCGTTATTGAGGCCGCAACCGTGCAAACCATTTATGCACAGCCTCGCAAATTGCGTTTGCCGAGCACGTCGGAATACATCGCTAGCTACGTACGTGGCGGCGCCGACTTTGCACAAATGAACGCAAACATTAAGCAAGCAGTTGTTGAAGCTGCACCCGGTGTTGCGCCATTCATTAACACGGAAAGCACCCCGGGCATATTGCCAGAAATCATCACCGGGAGTGTCTACGACTCGCTAAACCCAATTAGGCCGTTTGTTAGTGCAATCGGGACTAGGGCAATGCCGACAGCTGGCGCAACTTTCCGCCGTCCAGTAATTACAACTCGACCAGTTGTTACACAACAGGCCGCACAGTTTGACACGCTCAACGCGTCAACCGTTGTAGTTTCAAACAACGACGTTTCAAAACTAAGTTTTGGAACATACGTCACCGTGTCCGAACAAGACTTGGATTGGTCAGACCCATCAAGCATTGACATTATTTTGAACCAGCTTGCAATTGCTTACGGCCAAGCAACCGACAACTACGCCGTAGACACTTGCCATGCAGCAATCACACAAACTTCATCGGTAGCAGATACCGACAAAGGTGCAGATTGGGTAGCAGCAATTTACGAGGGCGCCCGCCAAATTTCGGCAAACTCTAACTACCTGCCAACGCACATGTTTGTAACGCCTGCAAGTTGGGCCGCATTGGCCAGCTCGGTAGACAACCAAGACAGGCCAGTATTTCCATACACAGGCGCACCAAACCTTATGGGCCAAAACGCTGCCGGCAACGCCGCTGCAACAACGTGGAACGGCAACCCGCTTGGTTTGGTACTTGTTGTTGACAAGAACGCACCGGGCTCATTCATGGGACACGCTGCTGGCCCTGCCGCTGGCTTTGAATTCTACGAACAGCAAAAGGGCGCAATTAGCGTTGAGGTACCAGCTACCTTGGGCCGCACGATTGCTTTCCGTGGTTACGCTGCCGCTTTCATGGCAGACGCCACCAAGTTTGTTAAATTCGTCTGATATCGAAAGGTAGGCCATTATGGCCGCTTATTCGGTCACACAAAAATACTTAACCGACAATTACGCGGTTGTTGTATTACTAACTAACGCCGACCCGCTTGAGGTTGCTCAATCCGTTGTTATTAGCGGCGTTGACGCAACCTTTAACGGCACGTACACCGTCGTTGACTTGCCGCAATACTATTTTACGGGCGTTGACGAGCAAGGGTTTTTCCATTACGACGACCAGCAGCCAATACAAAACCAAGTGTTATATGCGCGTACAGCTGCCAACGTCGAAATTGTCGCGGCTACTGGCACCCTGACTACTACGCCTACGTGTACGTGGGTAACGCTCGACAGCCAAGTTGAGGATTGGTTAGGCATAGGCACCGCTACAGCTGCCGACGCCACGTTTCTAACGCAATGCCGCACAAGTGCTAACGCCGTTTGCTACAAGCGACGACAGCAAGCCGGGTACGTGGACAGCTTGACGACCTCACCGAGCGCCGCGGTAACCCTCGGCACCGTGGCTTATGCAGGCTTTTTGTATAGGCAACGTGGTAGCGCTGGCATGGATTACGCGTCGTTTGACGGTATGACTACTGGCGGCTCAACAGGATTTAGCCCAATGGTTAAACAGCTGTTGGGTATTGACCGCCCCGCGGTGGCCTAATGCCCGTACCCGCATACACCGACCTTTTTAACGTCGCGCTAGACAACCTCACAACGACGCTAAACACGATTACGGGGCTTACCGTCACTAATGACCCGCGAAACATTAACCCGCCGTGCGCGTTTATAGACGCCCCTAGCTTTGTGGCGTTTAACTACAACATTGTTGAAATTACCTTTCCTGTACGGCTAATTACCCTTGGCCCGGGCAACCTAGACGCGCAACGCTCGCTAATGAATATGGCAGCTTTACTACTTGCCAAAAACGTGGCGGTTACTGGCGGCCGCCCAACGGTGGCTATCTACGGTGGGGCCGAGTACGCCGCCTATGATTTAACTATTGACTTGAAAGCGAGTACTACAGCATGACCAAATACACCGTTGTTAGCCCTCGAGTGGGTACACCGGGCGCCGATTTTGACCTAGACCTAGCTGTAAAGCGCGGTGCTAATATCGAGGCGCTAGTAGCTGGCGGCTTTATTAAAGTATCCGCACCTAAGCCCGCAAAAAATGCTAAAAAAGACATAGACACAAACGAGGAGTAACCCCATGGCCACAACAACTTACCTAAGCAACCCGGACGTAA